GAGGGGCTAGCTGGTGGGGCTAGCGCTCTTCCCCAGCTTTGTCAAGTTCTCGGCGTGTCGCAATGGCATAAGTAAAGGCCCTGCGGTCTTTGTGGTCGCAGGGCCTGTTTCTTGCGTGTGCTGGTGTCAGAATGGGTCAGAATCGTAGAAGTGGTATATCCATGTTTGCTGTTCGGCTATGTGCTCCTGTCCGGGGAAGCTTACCGTCTCGGCTTTGGTCCAGCAGCCGCAGCGGTGGTAGCCGGCCAGCACCTCCATCTTGTCGAGGAGTGTTGGGAGGTTGGCGATTGCCTCATGCGCAGGGAAGGACGCTATGTGGATGCCGTTGATGTACAGTCTGCTCGGTTGGCATGTTTTGGCTTCCAAGGGTATGAATATTTCGGCGCTAATGGCTTTTTTCATGATGTGGATGTGATTCTCCTTAGTTTCAGTGTTATCGCGTCCTGGGTTAGCTTTTTTGGCGTCCGTTGCCCCTGCTCCCATTTTTGGATGCAGCTGAGGCTGACTCCGAGGTAGGTGGCGAGATCCGCTTGTGTGAGCTTGCGCGTCTGGCGGATTGTCCGGAGGTTGGCGCTGAAGTCGTTCATGGGCGGATCCGGTATGGTTGTCCGGCTTCGAGCGCTTCGAAGGAGATGCCGTATTGGTTGGCGAATGCTACCGCGTCTTCGAAGTGCGGGAAGACTGCCAGGGTGTTCGGCTCCTTGTAGACACCGTATCCTTGGCCTTTCCTTGTGATGATCCGCAGCGTTTCGCCTACAGTGTTCGTGATTTTCGCGCCTTCGAATAGGGTTTTCATGTCGGCCATCATTGATCCTTTCTGTGGTGGTTGGTACATATCACAAGGTAGCACAATGTGCGAGAATTTGCAAAACTAAAAGGCCATGGAGATAACTCCATGGCCGAAAAATCAGATTAATCTTTGGCCTGGATAAATCAAATAGGGCGAGCGAATGCCGTTACGGACGGCCGCAGATGCCCAACCGGTGCCATAGATGGACCAAAGTGACTCGCCGGCGCGAACCACATGAGTTGAGCTGCCGTAGTAGCCGGATGCGGCCGTGGTGGCGATCGGGCCGGAGTAGGCGATCACCTGCCCCGTGTAGATGCGGTTGATGTTTCCGCTCGGAACGCGCCACGCCGATGCCGGCTTGAGGCCGGTGCGCTCGGCGATGGCCCACACGGTGTCACCCGTATGTACCACGTATGTGCGGCTAGTGGTCGCAGTAACGGTGGCCGGGCAGGAGTAGGATTCTCCGCCGAGCCGCGCATTCACGATGGCCATAACGGCAGCGTAATTGCCGCCGAGACGAGCCTGACGGTCCGCCCCGTTGCCGTAGTCACCGCGAATGACGGCGGTTGCCATGGCATTCAGGTCGGTGGTGGGTGTGGTCGTCTCGGTGTGCGTCGGTGGTGCGTTGGTTACGGTTCCGACTGCGCATCCGTCTCGTTCGCCGCATGCGATTTTCTGCCATGCCGACCTGTCTCCGTAGAAGAGATTGAGGTCCAATGGTCCGCGACCGTTGAGATAGCCAGTGCTAGCGTACTGGGTCATGCCTTCGCCGCTGGCCCCGCCGTTCCACGGCGATCTCTGGTAGCCGGTCGGCAGCGAGTTGGCGTACTGGGCGACCCAGAGCATACAGTGTGCGCGGACATCCGACGGGACCTGCCAGACGGCGGAGCGTTGCACGTAAACGGCCGGCCAGACACGCGTGCGGTCATGTACTCGGTTGACCCACTGTCGGATCCAGTTTTGATTGCCCCAGTTCGGGTTGACGGTCGTACATCCGTAGCGGCCGTAGGCGAGGCACTGCTCCCAGTCGAGGTTCAGCGTCGATCGTCCGAGGCGGTCGTAGACGGCGTTGATGAAGAAGTCGGCCTCGCTAATGGCGTTGCCGCCGTTGGCGAAATGGTATACGCCAGTGGCCTTTCCCGTCCTGTCCGCGTTGGCGATCTGCGCGGTGTAGTGGGGGTTGCTCCACCGCAGGCCCTGCGTGGCCTTGACGATGACGAAATCGGCCGGCACCGCCGATGGTATGTCCGTCGCCTGGTAGCCGGAGATGTCGATGCCGTTCATGTCAGCCGATGCTGTCGGTGTGATGAGTCCTGCCAGGCATACCAGGGCAATCGGCAGCAGTAGTCTTTCATGCTTCTTCATCAGTTTCATGATGCTCATTTTCAGGATGCTCCTTTTCGGCGGTGTTTTTAAAGATCTGGAGAAATCCGTCGCTGGCGAGGTCCGGGTTGAGGACTGCGAGGTTTTCGAGGATCGAGGTGATTTCCATGACGCTGATCCAGATGAGGACGGCGGGGATGAGGATATCGATCTGGTATGGCAGTCCGATGTAGTGTCCTTCCTCGGCGACGAGATAGGCGAGGAGGATGGCGCCGACCTCGCCGAGCTTGTGCCATAATCCCTCGCGCATCTTGCTGGATTGGAGATCTCCTCGACTGGCCGCCGCCGAGATTCCGGTGACGTAGTCCATCGCGATGAGGATGGCGGTGATGCCGAGCGCGCATAATTCCGCTTTGCTCATTTTTGTCCTTTCCTTTTTGACATTGGTTTTCGTTATCATTATCGCATGCCGAGGAGTCCCATGCTTTTCAGGAAGCTTTCACGACGTGCGACGGTGTCGAAGAGGACATAGCCTTGTCTGATGCCTCGTTTGAGGGTCTTGAGGATAGGGCTGGCTCTTTCCAGGAGGATAGTGTTTGGTTTGAGGTCGCGGCGTAGCAAGGCGTATGATTCTCGTCCGTCGTCCTTTGGGATCTGTCCGTTGATGTACCAGTTGCCTTCCTGCATGTCGAACCAGATTCCGTAGTTTTTCCGGTTGAATCCGAGTTCGCAGCGGAAGAGCGAGGCGCTTGTCTTGGCGCCGATGAGCGCTTCGGTGTCTGCGAGAAATTCGTTATCCTGCGCATAACGCGCGTAATTGGTTCCTGCGGTGAATTTGCCGATGTTGGTGCGGCTCGCGTATTTCCTGAATTCCGCGTCGTCCGCGTACTGGATGGTGATGCTTGACTCGTTGTGTGGATATGTCTTGGTCTTGCCTTTGGTTGGGAGTGTGAGGTCCCACTCGGTGAAGTATGGATTGACGCTGTCGGCAGCGTTGGCCGCCATGTAGATTCTGGTGCGGTCGTTGCGGCGGTCCACGGTCTCCCAGAAGCCCATGAGGGCGTCCACTTCGTCGGGCCAGTACATGCCGCGTTCCGAAATGAATTCGTCGAAGAAGATGATGGAGACTTTTGGTAGCGCGCTGGACTTGTACGATGCGGCTGCCGAGAGCGGAACGAAGACGCCGAGAACGCTCCACTTGTCCTTGGTGCCTTTCTGCCGCATTTCCATGGATCGTCCGCGGATCCTCATATCCCAGTCCGGAAAGTATTCCGCGAAGGGGGCCAGGAAGTCGCTCACACCGAGCATTCGCGTGATTTCTTTGTCGGTGCGGCGCAGATAGACGAATTGCTCGCCGTTCTTGATGTGGTTGCGGATGGCCCTTTTGACGATGCCGAAGGTCTTGCCGAGGGAGCGTGCGCCGATGACCATGTTGACCGGGCTTGGACTGCCGAAGAGTCCACTGGGGTCCCAGCGGGCGGATACGGGGATGCCTTTTTGTCCGGAAGTCATATGATTCTCCTTATCATCCAGCATCCCGTCTTTTTGATGTAGGCGCTTGCGCTGCCGCTGTCATGCGGCAATGGTGCGGATCCTGCTCCCCACAGGTGGTTCTTGTCGGTGATCCATTCCACGTGCGAGCTGGCGTCGTTGAAGGCCCAATTGGTGTACCCCCATTCGATGAGCAGAATATCGCCCGGCTGGACTTTGTCGGACGGCCACGCTGTGCTTGGCCCTCCCCTGGCTATCTCGGTTCCTGAGTTGACCATGGCACCTGTCCATGTGCCGATGTTTTTGGCGAGATCCGGCCGAATGCTGTTGATGGCCCACCAGATGCAGGCTGAGCAGTCGGAGTAGCCTGATGATGGCGGATTGAGTCGTCCGGCCCCTTGCCCGTAGGCCCACTTGTTCGCATTGTCCTGCCAGAGTTTGAACATCTTCGCGAAGTCGCTTGATGGGGCGGATGGCGTGTCGTCTCCGCCCTGGTTCGGCGCGTCCGGAGCTCCCGAACTGTTGGCCACGGGATACCAGTTCCCGCCGTTGGCACGCACGCAGAGCAGCCCGTTAGGAAACTCCTTGTTGTAGAGGATGAGGTTACCACCATTGCGTTCGATGCGGTAGACGCCGGATTGCTGTGTGACGGTGCCACCGCTGCCTCCCGCGTCGCCGCCTGGTTTGGTGTCGGGGTCAGTGGATTGTCCGAAGTCGGGCGGCGCGCTGTTGCCGTCCCAGGCTTTGAGCCGTGTATACACGGTGTTGTACCTGTTTGCGTATGCGCCCAGGACGACGTCGTTGAGGCATGCGCGCCAGATTGTGTCGAGGTCGCTGTTGCCGACTGTTGCCACGACGCGGCCGCATTGGCGTGGTGATTGGTGGTACATGGACATGGCGAAGATCAGCGTTTTCACATTGTCTTCGGTGATTCCCCAGGACGTGAGCACGCGCATGTAGGCTGGCACGTCGTCCTGGATGAACAGGTTTTGCTGGATCTGGTGGATCTGGCTGCGTTGCGCCGCAGTGGCCCATGAGTTGCCTTCCGTGCGGGTGACGTATCGTGTGGTCCACCATGAGTCCGTGGGTGCGTGTGCGTCCACGCTGGCGCGGAGGGTGTCGGACAGTAGTGCGTATCCCTCCGCGTCCTCGTTTTTGCATCGGTTGAGCAGTGCGGCTGCACGAGTGCCGTACCATTGCATCATGCCGAGAGTGATCGGATCGTTATAGTTCACGCTGCCCCAGTTCCAGTGTGATTCGACTTCTCCGATCACGTACATAGCATAAAGCTTCTGACTGTCCGTTAACGCCATTTTAGGAATCCAACGCCTTTACGAAGGTGAAGTAGATTTCCGTGCCGTTCGCCACACCGCTCGTGCAAGAGACGTCGGCAGTATGTTCATTGTCATTTTTGTAGATGTAGACCAGTTTTTCCAGGGAGTTGGCGATATAGAAATTCATTCCCTGCGTTGCAGCATAAGGCATGCGCGCGAAAGCCTGGTAGGCAGCGTGATTGTTAACCACCTTCATTTGACAAGCGACGTTTACGGTCCCTGCGGCGACGTGGAAGATGCCGTGAGTGATTATGCCGTGGTTGTCCGCTCCGCTGATTGTGCCACTCCATTCGGCTCGAATGGATTGTCCATCGATCGCGTTCGCGATGTTGTGCAGGAGGATGAGGCTTCCGTCGTCATTGGGGTGAATGCTGTAGTCTGCGCTCCAGCCTGGATTTCCAGCGAGCCATTCCCATGCATACGGGATACATTCGATGCCGAGCTTGCCGCTGGCGATTTGGATGCGTCTGATGACCGGCCAGATGTTCGGATTGTATCTGGTCGGTGGAAGGAATCCGAGGAGGCAGGGGATGGTCTGGATGCGTGCGTTGGGGTAATTATTCCGGATCCATGTGATTGTGTTGGTGACAGCGGTAGTGATGGTGCTGTCGATGTCGGTGCCGTCCACGTGAGTCTTGTCGTTGGCTCCGCCGACGATGAGGACACGTGTGATTTGCGTTTTGTCGCCGGAGTAGCTTTGTGCTTGAGACAAAAAAGTCGGCGCGTTGACATAACCGGCGTTGTTTTGGGCCAAATTGGTCACGGTGCATCCACGGTAGGCAGCAAGTTGGTTCGCCCATGATTTGCTTAGTTCACTGGGTCCTGCACCGTATGAAATCGAATCACCAAGGATGAGGATGTTTTCATCGAGACCTTCGAGCAAATTGACACGCTTACGGAGTGTGGTGATGTCATTTGTCAGATCGCTGATTTGGCTAGCTTGCGCCAGTGATCTCGTGTCGGCATCATCCCACTTTTTTTTGGCTGCGGCTGCGGTGTCCGTGGTGCTGGCACCGAGTGCGGTTAGCTTCTGCTCGCTCTGCTCGATGGAGGTTTGGATGTCCTGGTCGAGTCGGAGGCCGGAACCGGTGTCGGGATCTTCGGTGTTGTAGGAGTCGAGGCCGTCGCCGACGTTGAATCCGATTCCAAGGATCGTGCCGCTGTCGCCTTGCTTGTGCATGAGGGTAGGATATACGGTTTTTCCGGTGTCGGACATGACCGTGCTGTGGTTCAGCCGGACATTGAGTGGATCGGTTTTGGTGCCGGCGCCGGTGAGTGTGCCATCGGTCGTGACGGCGGCCAGTTTCGAAGCGGTTTCCCTGCGGTACTGTTCGATCTGCGCGTTGTAGTTGCCGGTGAGCGCCCAGTAGGTCGTGTCGGTGATGTCCACGCCTGCGGGAACACTCTGGCGGCTGGTGTAGCTGTTGCCCTGGTAGTATACGATGGTGAGGGGCTCGTAGGTCTTCGTCTTGTCCCAGTCGATGGGGTCGGCGAAGAGCGGCACGTAGCGTGCTCCTATGTATTGTTTCGTTGCCATTTTTCTCAGCTTTCTGACTTGGTTACCGGGGTGTAGAGGGTGATCTTGACCTTGTCCATGTCGGTCTTCAACGTGGCCACGTCGCTGGTGAGCTGGCTGACGTCGGGGATGTTGAGGCCGTTGATGGTGGAGATCACCTGGTCGAGTTTCTTCATGCATTCCTCGACCGATTCTCTAAGTTCCTTGCCGTAGGTGACGGCTTCGATGTGGGTTGCCATTCTCATTACTCCTTGTCGATGATCGGCTTGTAGCAGGTGTTTTCAATTCTAGCTACTTTTTTTTTGAGTGAGGTAAGTTCTTCGCTGTCGGTCGGGTCTCCGGGCTGTGGGATGGATGGTTGGAGGGTCGCGTGGTCGTCGGGGCTTGCGGAGGGATAGTAGAGGATGAGCCGTCCGTATTCCTCGGATCCGTAGACGGCTCCGGTGTCGAATATGATGTCGCTCCAGGATTGCGGGATGTATGCCGTGAAATAGCCGTCCAATGTGAGGCCGAAGAACACAACCGACTTGATTCCTTCGGTGAGGATGTCGGCGAAGTTCCTGTTGATCCATTCGCGGATGGATTGCTCGTAGTAGTCTTCGAATCCTGATGTCTTGAATTCGTCGAATTCGTCTCGGAGGGATTCGATCTGTTTCACGAGTTCGTCGTATTGTTCCATAGTGATGTATCCCTGGTTGAGGATCCATTTCAGGAGTGCGATGATCTTGTCCTCGTAGCTAATCGCCTCGCCGAAGACTTCCGGGATGACGTTGCCGGGCAGGAGCGCCCTGCCGTGGATGGGGTCGTAGATGGTGGTCATTGGTCCTCCTTAAAGGCCGTTGAATCCGGTTGTGTAGAGTTGGCTGAAGCATGGTTCGAGGTCGTCGAAGAGGCTCAACAGCGGGTTCACATAGAGGTCGAGCCATTCGCGCAATGCCTGGCCTTGTGATGCTCCGGTGAGTCCGTGGGTGCGTCCGATGTAGTCGGCGAGGCTGGTGCTTGCCCCGTCAGTGGTGGTGGATCCCGCTGAGTCGGCGAACACTCCTGTATTCCAGTAGTCCTCCATGTTCTTGGCGCTCATGTTGATCTGCGGCGCGTTGCTGTTGAAGGTCTTGGATTCGTTGGTGGCGCTGCTGCTGTCCTTGCTGGTGTTCTGGCCGGTCTGCTTCCATTCGCTGGTGGTGTCCTGGTTGCCGAAAGGGTCGAGCTCCGGATCGGCGAGACGCTTGAAGACGGGGTCGTAGACGGGCATGACCTCTCGCATGGTTCGGTTGAGGTAGAAGATGAACTGTTCTATCGTGCTGGCTCCTATCTCGCGGAGGAAGAAGTGGTCCACGATCCTCTGGTTGAGGATTGGACGGAAAGCCTCATCATAGAGCTGGTAGTCGTTGAGTTTGAGATCGTACCCGTATTCGAGCACTTCCTTGAGTCGCGGGCTTATCCTGGTCTGGATGAGTGGCATGTCATTCGGTGATATCAGCATCATCGCCTCCGTCGTCTGTATCATCGGGGTTCTCATCGCCATCATATCCTCCCATGTCCACCTCCGCCGACCCTTCGCGTTCGTGCGGTACGCCGTATTTGACGCTGATTTGCAGCCCGAAGCGTTCGTTGACCTGTTCGCAGAATCTGCGTCGTGTGGCGAGCCTGGACCGTCGCATGAGCATGATGTCCTCGTTGTTGGCGGTGGCTTCCGCGTCTATCATTCGTTCGCGTTTCTCGGTGTTGGTGTTGTCCACGCCGAGCATGGTTAGGGCGCGATACCAGATCTTCGTGAGTTCGTCGTCCATTTTGTCGGCCACGAATGGTGCTTCGAGGTTGAGGATGCTTGGCTGGAGGAGTTCGGCGCGGTTCTTGTTGGCAATGATCATTGGCTCGTTGCCGGTGATCTGCTGGTAGAGGTTGATGGCGTCCTGTCGTTGCCTTTCGTCGATGTCCATGATGTATGGCGTGGCCTGGGCGTTGATGTTGATGTCTATTTTGCGGTCGATGTTCTCCAGGCGGCGGGCGAAGGATTCAAGGAGTGGATAGATCGGCGTGCGGTCGATGTTGTCCCAGAGGACGATGGCGTTGGGCTTGTGTACTATCGCGCCCGGCGTGCCGAGACGTTCGGCCCAATACCATGCGTGGCGTGTCCAGCCGATGCTGCCGTTGGCCGGCATGAGTTTTATCTTGTTCGGGTTCCAATAGAGGTTGAGCCTGCTCATCGGTGTGGCCTGGGCGAACGCGTAGGATCCGGTGCCCTCTCGTAGTTCGAAGAAGCCTCCCATGCCCCAGTTGAGCATGCAGTATTCGACGAATCGGCTGTCTATGCCGAGTTCGTCGAGGCCGGTCCATTCGAAGGCGCTCATTGCCACGCAGCGCAGCCTGTACATCCAATACTGGTAGCTGCGCATGTTGAGGCCGAGCGTCTGCCATTTGTGCGCGTAGCTTCGGCCTCCCATCAGGATGTTTTCTGGCAGTAGGTCCACCGCGCTCAGGCTTTTCTTTTTGCTCATCAGTACCTGTACCCCGTTTTCGGCTGGTTGTCGTAAAGGCTTGTGCGTCCTATGCTTTCTGGCTTGTCCCAGATGGTGACGCCTTTCTGCATGATGCCACGCATGGTGTCACGGCTGGATTCGTCGCCTTCACTGTCAATGATATACGCCTCGGACAGTCGCCAATAGGAGAAATGCGTCATGCAGTTGAGCCTAGCCGGCATTTCGATGAATCGGTGTATTGCGATGCCGTAGCGGAGGAAGTAGTCGCCGATAATGCTCATGACGCCCGGCACCATGGTTTTGACCTGGTATCGCAGGTTGATGCCTCCGTTGGCGAGCATCAGACCGTTGCCACCCTGCTGTCCGCTGGTGGATGGCGGGGTCAGCTGGGCCTGCTGTACTTGTGCTTGGATGGCGTTGATGGCGTTCTGGTAGTCGCCTTGCGTGGCCATGCGCCCGTATGCCTGGTTGGCGTCCAATGCCATGCCGGCCTGCATCTGGTTGTTGGCGAACTGCTGGTTTTGCGCCTGCTGTCCGATAACGCTCTTGTACATGTTCGCTCCGAGGCCCAGGCCGGACTGGATTGTGCCGCCGAAGTTGCCCGTGGCTGCGGTTCCGAGGACTCCTGCGGCGCCGGTGATGAGGTCTGCGATGCGGCTTCGGTCGGTCAGCTGGTTCTGGATGTCCTGGTTGGCCTGGTTGGTGGCGAGCTGGCTTGCTGTGACGTTGCGCTGCATGTCGAGCGCTGCGGTCCCCTTGGTGCGCGCCCATCCGGCCGACTCGTATGAGTAGGCTCGCGTGTAGGCGGTGTTGGCAAGATAGTTGATGTACATGTCATTCACGATGGAGAATTGCGGCCAATTGTCGAACCAGACGGCCGAGTCCAGGGTGTCTCCGAAGTATTGGATGCTTCGTCCGGTGCTTGGACCGTTCGGAATGGGATTTTGGTCCACCTGTTTGGTGCCTCCGCCGTTGTCTCCGTATCCTCGCAGATAGAATCCGTATCGTGTGAATGGGAGCACTGCGTTTCCGATGAAGTCGATGTCCGTATTCATGCCGTTGAGCAGTTGCGGCTTGTAGAAGACGGGGCTTCCGTCGCATCCGGACAGTTCGAGCACCGAATAGGGGTAGGTGAGGAGTTTCTTGACGATCCGGTAGCGTTCCGGGATGGCGTTCATGATGTCGTCGATCGGGTGGATGGTCGCGAAGGTGGATGGCAGTGTGTCCGATGGCGTGTAGGCATGGACGCCGCCGTATTTCGAGTTGAGCTGCCAGTCTGCCTGTGTCCATGTGGTGAGGCCCTTTGGCACGCAGTAGATGGCCTGGATGTTGCGGCTGATCCATGAATAGGCGCGAGCGGCGGAGAGGAATCTGCTCCAGTCGTCGGCGTCCAATGCGAGGTATTGGCAGCCGTTCGGCAGCCAATCGTAGTAGCGTGGTACTGCGGTCTGCTGGTTCGGCTTGTCCACAGTTCCCGGATCCGCCTGGAGGTCTGCGGAGCATACGACGATGTACATGACGCCGGCCTCCCTTCCGGGTGCCGCGTGGGCGAAGAGGCCCCACACGTCCTGATGGCTGACTGCGAGGGTGTCGCCCACGTCGAGGTCTTCGGGGACGCTCTGGTATGCGCGCAGTGATTTCGGGTCGGTGGTGGCATTCTCGTTCGCGATGCCCAGATGGCCGCGTTCGACGTAGCTTCGTCCCCATTTCGTGGTGGGCGCGTATGTGGTCCAAACGTCGAGCTGGAGGCGGATCCTCGTGGTCTGCGGTGTCAGGTATTCGATGCCGGTGATGAAGTAGAAGAGGCGTCTTGTCGTGTCGCCTTCCATTGGTGGATTGTCCACCATGAGGTAGTTGTAGCGGTTGACCCTGTTGAAGGGCATGCCGATGTCAACTGGATCGAATGGACGCAGGTACGTGTATGTGTCGGCCGGCTGTTCGAAGCCGTCTCCCGTCAGATTGTCGAACCACTGGTCACGAGCCGTCACACTTCCCCATTCGACGACGTCGCGGTATTGTGCATCCCATGGGACGCTGACGAGTCTGATTCTGGTTCCTGGTATCCATGCGCGGATCATCTGGTAGGCCATTGCATATTCTCCGAAAATCAGTGGAGGGGACGCGTCACATGACAAACGCGCCCCCTCCTGTTGGTTGGTGTTGTCGTCATTCGCCGCTTGCGGCGGAGACGGTGACCTGCATCTGGCTGTTCACGTCCGGCTTGAGTCGGCTGACAGCCATGACGGTCAGCTTCGTGTCGGCCGGGACGGATGCCGCCACGGTGAGGAGGCCGTTGGCGTCGATGTTGGTGTTGTTGTCCGGTGCGCCGATGAGGGTCCATACGACTCCGTTGTTGGGGTCTCCGGTGACGGTGGCCGTGTAGGCGGAGGTGGTGCCGGCCTTGACGGTCGCGCTGCCGTTGATGGTGATGGCGGTGACCGCCTCCGGCGCTGATGCCTTCTTGCCGATTCCGACGCGCAGGAGGCCCTGCTTGGTCGGGTCGGTAATGCTGGTTGCGCGCAGGAGCAGCCAATCGTTCTGCTCGTCTGTGCCGACCCAGAGTTCGCCGTCTCCACGGACGAAGGTGTTGGTGCTCTTCGTGAGTCCGCTAGTGCCGGCGATGTCCCAGGAGACCGCCTGGCTGGGATCGTTGGTGCCGGTGACTGTTGCGGTGAGCCTGGTTGTGGTGCCCTTGGTCGCGTATTCCGGTGTCGCGCCGTTGATGCTCGCGAATGCCACTGTGACGTCCGTGACGGTGGGGACGACGGTGATGTCGTCGCCGGTGTCGGGACGTGGCGAGAAGAGGACCGCGTTGACGAACTTGGACATTCCGTAGGTTCCCCAACGGTGGAGGAAGTAGTTCACGCTGTCGTTCTTCGGATTCTGGATGGATGCGCTCTTCACCTTGGTGTCCGCGCATACGAAGATGTCCGGATCCGCCAGGAGCGCGGCGGATCCGTAAGGCACATTGTCCAATGGCAGGCGATCCACGGTTTCGACGCGTCCCATGAAGTTCGTCTTGTCCATGTTGAAGGCGCTTGCGAGCACGTTCACGTCGAAGTTGGCGAGGAAGCGCGGTGTGACGAACAGCACCGGATCGTTGGTTTTAGCCGGCAGTCCTTCGGGATTGTATTCCGTGTGTAGGAACGCGAAATCCAAATATTTCTCGCGAATCTTCTGCGCGATGTCGAGTCCGGTCTTCTGCTTGTCGTCGGCCGTCGAGATGTCTTCGATGTTGACGTTGTAGAAGGGGTTTTCGCGGTCGCGTATGGCGAACAGTTCGCGCATGATGAGATATTCGTCCTCTTCCGCCGAAGTGTAAGGGAGGGCGAGCATGTTGTTGATGAGGGTGGCGACGCCGGTCTCGGATTCCATCATGGCCTGGCGCAGGATGTCCTCGCTGATGCTCAGATCATACCGGTCCTTGCGGTTCTGGAGGTAGTAGTTGGTGTGAACTTCCGGCTCTTCGACGGTGAAGACGTCCGTGGCGTCCTTGTCGTACCGGTGGGCCTTCATCAGGTTGTAGCCGAATTCCCGAATCCAGCTGCCGTTAGTCTGAATTCCGGCGATCTTGTGACGGCCCAGTGGATTCGTGAAGTCGTTGACACGGAAAAGATCGATGACGAGGCCGTTGAGCAGGACCTCCAGCCAGTCGTTCCAGGCCGGCATGTACGAGTCCATGTAGTCGATGGTCGCCTGCATGTCGCCCTGCGTGGCATTCGGCACGCGGTCCGCGAAGGTCAGGCCGAGTTTCTTGGCCTGCGCTGCCACTGTGTTGAAGATCCTCGCATTGGTCGCGGCCTTCGGATTGGTTGTGTCGGTGATGAGCGGTTTGGGTAGATTCTTGGCCATTGGTTCTCCTTTATTCTTCGTCGTCGATGACGTCGGCGAGGTTGTCGATCATCTCGATGTCCTCGTCTTCGTCGGTGTCGTTGTCAGGATCCTCGATGTCCTGGCCGTTCGCGGTGAGCAGCTTGTAGTTTTCGGCCTGGAGGCGCTGCACCTCGGCCTTGAGGTCGGCGATGGTCTTGTTGAGACTGTCGCTGTTGGCGGCGCTGCCGGCGCTGAAGTCGTCGTAGCTGGCCTTGATTTCATCTGCCAGGGCGTTGATGTCGTCGAGATTGTCGAGCGCCCTGAGTTTGTCGATGAGTTCGTCCATTTTTGCCCTTTCGCTTGCAAGTGGGACGGTTCCAGTATAGCAGCGAGGCGGCTGGGTTGCCCATATACGGGACTTCAGCCGCCTCTGATGATTGGGAGAGCTACCGACGCCAGCAGGGGCCGACCACCACAGTCAGCGCCACGCGTTCGCACGCGGTTGTGTGGCATTTTTTCTCCTGCAAGGACGTCTCACACCCTCCTGTCGTCCAGCATATCATGAGACTAGTCCGGTGATGCGGTATTTTCCGGGGATCATGCGCACGCGCACGCCTTCGATTTCGGGCAGCCATCGTTCCAGTCCCGGCTTGATGTTTCCATTGTCGTCGTAGTTGCACCATCCTTCATGGTAGGTGGTCCAATCCATGGCTGATGAAATGTTCTCCGGCATTCCGGACACCTTGCATTCGAGACCGTGGGAGTCCTCCCACATGTAGCTTTTCTCCCTGATGTGCATGCAGTCGTCGAACCGTTTTTCAACCTTCCATGCTCCGAATGCCTTATCATCCAGGATAATTCCCTGCGGTTCGTCGGTGCCGATGAGGTGCATGCTGTCGGTGTCGCAGTAGACGACGCGGCCGCGATTGGCCTGGATGGCGTGGACGAGTTCGCGCCGGCCGTAGGCGTTGATCCATGCGGCCACCGGCATGTAGATTCCCTGGGAAAGTTTGACGCGTGATTCGTCGTACACGATTTTTCCGTTTTCCCACGTGGGGATGAGGTTGCGGCGTCTTGTCTTAGTTCCGAATTTTCCGAAGAGGCTGTTGAGCATCATCTTGGCCATCATGCGCTGACCGCTGTCGCTGTGGCGCTTCCTCTCACCCCATTTGCCGATATATGCATCGAACATGCCTCTCTGGCCGTAGAATTTCAGTCCTCCTTTCCATTCCACGATCATGAGATCGTAGTTTTCCTCAACCAGCTGCCAGTCAATGTCGGTCATGGTCACCAGGGTGGGCTGCATGCTGTGGCCTGGTTCGGCTTCGTCCTTGCGGTATCGGCGGGGTAGAACCGGAAGGCCGTCCGGTTTGATGTCCCAATCAACTAGCGCGGATTGCAATGTGATGAGTCCATCGTCCTCGGCCTTGCCTTCGAACGGTTTCGGCCTTCCGCATGGCAGACGGTTGGCCAAAGCGACGGAGGGGTAGAGGCTGTTGGCGTCCACGGAGATTCCTGGACCTGTGTGGCGGTTGCGCCATTCCGGATCGATCCACACGAAGCCGCCGTTGAATGCCTCGGCCACGAGATCCGTCTCACGTGCCTTGAGTTTCGGAAACATGCGGCGGAAGTCGGCGCGGCCGATGATGTCTAGATATTCGTTGTATGCGTTGCTGCTGACCGTCGTTCGTGTCAGTTCCTCGGCGTTCAATGTGGCCAGGACGCGTGCCATGACGCACACGTCGTCGCTGATGCGCCAATCCCTTTGTCCGTCGCAGACTATGCTCCTCATCTGCTTCATTCCAAGTGGCGCGATCCGGTTCATGTCGTGGAGGTCCACGAGACCGTTGGCGGAGCGGATCCTGATTCTGATGATCGTTCCGCTGTCTGCTATGAGCGGTTTGAATTGCATGGCTGTTGGGCTGTCGTCGTCCACTGCCTTCCACCCGTGGTCGAGGAGCCAGGCCATGATGAGACGGCCGTCTATGTCGAGGTCGGCGCTGACCCAATGACCTGGCTTCGATTGCAGGATCCGGGCGATGAGATCGTCCATTCCCTGTCCTTTCTCCACCACGTCCGGATCCGAGATGCGGGCCGCGCGCCATTCCCCGCATTCGCTCCATCCATCGGCTGATGGCGTGTAGCAGAGTCTGAAGGCGCGCCAGTTCCTTTTCTTGCTGATTTCCGGCATGTCCACCACGCTCCCGTCACTGGTTGCGTGAGGAGCGGATCGCCATCTTGGTGCGAGTCTCGAAGATGGCGAAGTCGTCCGGGTTCGACCTGATCTGGCGTTCCATCACCTCACTGTCAGCGCGATACCAGAGTGCCACGTCGTCAAGCAGGCCGTAATTGTCGATCAGCTGTTCGAGATCCTCGGTCCTCATGTTGGAGATGCGGCCGGCCTCCTTGTCGAGCCCCACGGCCTTCAGCATCGCCACAGCGCTGCGCCTTCTGGACCTCATGAGCTTTCGTGGATCACGGTTGGCCCATTTCTTCGATTTTCCGGCGAGACTCTGCGCCTGTCCCGCGCTGTATGGGCGGCGATACGCCACCGTCTGCACCGGGAACGGCTTGACTTCCTTCTGGAGACCCTTGCGCACGCGTTCGCGCTGCTTCGCCTCATATCTTTGCCGTTCGCGTTCGATACGGACGTTGTAGATTCTGATGTTCTTCTGGATCTTCTTCAGATCCTCGACCTTGACGACATCACCGGACTGGAGCACAGTCATCTTCGTGCGGTTGAATCTGTCCAGGCGCCGAGCGTATGCCTTGAGCTGCTGTGTGGTCATACCACGGACCTCGCCGTAATTGAGTCGCGGTGAGCCAATACGGATGCCCACTGCACCGCGCTTACGCAAAGAGTATTCCTTGTCACGAGTACGCTTCTGCAACCGGCTCACAGCCTTCAAAGCATCCCGGCGTTTCTGGGTCATCCTAGCCATGTGCTATCCTTTCATTTGTGAATCTCGACAATTCACATCCTAGCACGGGCCGTGAACCAATGGAGTCATCACTTAAACGGGAATTTTCGGAATTCCATCACGGCCCGGCTCCTCTCAAATTTTCCCCACCTCCACTCCAGAATCTCAATGTAAAGCAATTGTGAAGATTCAAAAAAGTTTTTTTCGCGGCGTGTCGTCACGACACGGATAATTGAGAAAAGTCTACAGGACATGATAAAGTGAAAAAAGAGGTTCCGTAGGTTCCGTAGGTAGTTTTCACGTTAACGTTTCTTATTAATAATCATTATCAATAACGTAGTAATAAATAAAAGTCCTCCCCACATGCCTACGCCCCAGCTAGACCCTC